AAGACAAAGTTTGTGGTGGTTTGGTTAAATTTGATCTACATCTTCTTGAAATTGAACCTACACGAAGCGAAGAACATAACAATAAAATTGAAATTAGTGACAAACTAGGTATTGTAATGAAGTATCCAACTTTAAAAATGATTGGCAATACAAAGAATTTACAAGATGAAAACATTGAAGTGGTCATAGATATGATCATTAAGTGCATTGATTATGTTTATGATGCAGATCAAATATACTATGCCAAAGATTCCACACAAGAAGAACTGATGGAGTTTTTAGAAAGTATGCAACAAGATGATCTTGAAAAAATTCAAAAGTTTTTTACTACCATGCCAAAGATTTCAAGGCCTTTGGATTTTAAATGTGGTAAATGTGGATATGAAGAAAAGATTGTCGTAGAAGGCATCCAAAATTTTTTCGTATAATATTTGGTTATGATACCTTAGGTAATTACTTTCAAACTAACTTTGCTTTAATGCAACATCACAAGTATAGTTTGACTGAATTGGATAATATGATACCTTGGGAAAGACAAGTTTACATTGATATGTTAGTGAAATTTTTAGAAGAAGAAAAAGAACGATTAAAAGCTCAACAGCAAGCGAGAAAATAAATGGCAGATAAACAGTCCAGATTAGCAGAGATTTACAAAGCCGAAAAATCTAAGGGTGGCGGACTAGCATCCACTTTAGGTAAACGAGCGCTTGAAAAAGTGGATCCAAGGCAATTCTTTAATCAAAAAGGATTTATGGCTGCTGCTTTACCATCATTATTTAAATCGTATAGTGCAACACCAATTAAATCTGGTGGAAAAGTTGCCAGTTTAGGCAGTGATTCATTATCTAGTAATGCTTTAGAAACAAAGTTAGATGTACTTATTGGTGAAACAAAAGATGTTAAAATAAACTCCAAACTTTCTGCTAAAAACTCAATGGTCTTGCCAGATATTGCAAGAGATATGAATGTGATGCGCCAAAATATACAGAAGCTGGTTAAATTACAAGGCGGAACTGCAGCTAAAGGTACAGACATGTACTTTAAAAAATCAGGAGAAAGAGAAGCATCTTACGAATCACAATTTGGAAAAGAAAAATTTAAAACTAGTCCTACGCTAGTTGGTGATAAAAAGGAAGAAAAAAAAGAAGGTGGTATATTAGGATTATTATCAACACTTTTTGCACCACTATTAACACTTGGCGCAACAATTGCTTCAGCAATCACTGGAACATTAGCAACATTATTTTCCCCAGATAATTTAGTAAAAGTATTTGGCCTTGGCTTAGATGTTATTAAGGGTATAGGCACCGCATTTCGTGTATTATTGCCTTTACTAACAAATCCAGTATTTTTGTCAATTGTTGGCGGCCTACTGGCAGCAAAATGGTTAATGGATTTAATTGATAAGAAAAATTCAGAAGCTAATACAAAAGAAAAAACTGATTTGCGTATAGCTCAAGACAGGGGTAGTCAATCGTCAAAACTTGCAAGAAGAACTTTTTTAATAAATGATGAGTTGAAATCCTATCTAAAAGATGATAGAACCGATGAAGAGCTATCCGACTTTACCTCAGGTGAAATAAGAACTAAAGATGAGTTGCGAGCTAAAATTGCTGAGGCTGAAGCATCAGGTAAAAGAGCTATCGAAATTAAAGAATCTCGTGTTGTTAAAGAACAACAAGATATACAACATGCTGGTGCATTAAAAAGCCAGGCTGATGGAAGTATTGATGCAGCTGAGATGAGAAGATTTAGCAGTAGCAAACCAAATGGTGAAACGCAAACTGAAACACCAGTGGCATCAACGCCTGCTCCTACACCAGCGCCTCAACTTCCTACAACATCACCAACAAGATCCTCAACAACACCTATAACAACTGGTCCTGGCGGCGCAGCTTTTGGAATGTATCCAAAACCAGGAGGAAAAAATCCTTTGTTGGATGTGATTGCACAAGGAGAATCTGCTAGTTCTGGTGGATACAATGCGATGAATCAAGGAACGCCAGGCGGCGGACCAGTTATAGGCTCTGGTGATTCACAAAAAATTATTCAAAAGAAATTAACAGATATGACTGTTGGTGAAATAATGGATAAAGGTGCAAAACCAAATGATGATGCAGCCAAGAGAAAACAAAATGGACTAATTTTCGCAGCTGGTAGATATCAAATTGTACCAGAAACACTAAAAGCTTTGGTTAAACAGAATGTTGTATCTAAAGAAGATAAATTTAATGAAGAAACACAAGATAAATTAGGAACGGCTTTAATAAAAGGAACTGGAGCGTTAAAATTAGCTGAAAGTGGTGATTATGAAGGAGCACAAAATGCACTCGCAAAAACTTGGGCTGCTATTCCACTTGCTACAGATGTTGGTGATAAAAAAGCGGGACAATCTTTTTATCAAAAACCTGGTCAAAATAAATCAATGCAAAATTTAGATGTTAAAGGTGCTTTAATGGCATCATCAGGCATTTCATCACCAAATCAATCTGCTGCTTTAGCACCAAATGCACCTTCATCAGGAACAACATTAGCTGCAGCTACAACAGATGTTTCAAAAGAAAAAATGATTTTAGCTTCAGCTGCACCTATTGTGAATAACAATGTAACTAATAATAATGTTAATAATACAACGGCCGGCGGTCAATCACAAGGCGCTTTACCATCCGTATATGATGATATGTTCTCAAGTTTATTCCAGCGAGTGGCATAAAAAACCCCGCACTAGGCGGGGTTGCACTTGCATGGGATTAGTTTAATCTTGGTCAGCAAGAGACTTGAAATAATCCAAGTCATCATCACTTTCCGAAATCTTAGAATCTAATACAGACACATCATCTTTAAATGATGCAACAGTATCTTCAGCTTTAGTCTTGGCGATAGGTGCGCCTGTGAAGCCTAGAACCTTGTCCAAACGACCTTTCAATTGGTCATAAGGTTTGAAGTTCTTTCTCTCTGTGAAATCCTTCAAAGAGAATTGTTTCTTCCACAATTCCTCAAGCTTCTCATCGTTACCATCCAACAGAGCAGACACATCAGCAAATTCTGATTTGTCATAGTTGCGATAGCCTTCGACATTACGAATCTTCAACTTGAAGTTAGCACCTTCCCACATATCAAATGGGTTAACTGGTGTTTCATCAGCAAATTCAGGATTCATTGCTTCAGTAATCTTATCAAAGATTTTCTTACCAAACTTATACAGTTTGATTTGTCCTTCATTAGAAGGATTGCTTGGGTCAGAAACCACAAGAATGTTTGCTAGATAGCTTAACTTGCGTTTTTGCTTACGAGCAACATCTTTGTTTGCTTCAATGCCAGAGTTCCACAATGTGTTATTGTGTTCACAAACTGGACACTTCTCATTAAGAGTGGTCAAGCAGTTATCAATAAACCATCCGCCTGGTCCTTGAAAACCGTGGCTGAATGTGCGAACCCAAGGAAGTGCATCATCGCCATCAACAGCAGGTGCTGGCAAGAAACGAATAATGGCCATGCCATTACCTGCCTTGTCAACTTCTGGTTGCCAGAAACGATTGTCATCTTTGGAGTTTTCGGTGCCGGCTGATGTAGCCTCGACCGCTTTTGAGAGTTTCTCAAATGAATTGCTGTTACGCTTTAGATTTGCGAATGAAGTCATATAATTTTCCTTTGTATAGACGTAGTATTAACGGAGTATAGTAGATTATCCACATTATTCATAATATACTTTATTTAGTATTTTAATCAAGTAGAGTCCTCAGTTTTGCCAGTGTTACATTGATATCCTTGTGCAGAATACCAAGACCACCAGCGGCATTAAAATTAACGATAATGTCTTCAGTATCATCAATTAAAATAGTTTCAGGTGTAGCATATGCTGTTTTATGCTTTCGGCCTGGAACAATATTGGCTTTGTAGGGTATACCTTTATTACAAAGCCAAACAACTTTCTGAGCAGCAACTTCTGAATGGAATTTTTCTCCACCAGATGAAGATAGAATCTCCACTTCCCAGTCAGTTGCGTATTGAATAAAATGAAGCAACTCTTTTCCACCTGGGAACCATTCAAGGTTTTCAAAGTTTCCATTCATAATAAAGTTAGGCCAATTGGTTGTGAAGTTTTTACGGTCACGAGCACCAAGAGCATCCTTACCATACAACTCTGTGAATCGTTTCTCAAAGTCGCATAGTACACCATCCATATCCAGGTAGAGTTTAGTCACTTTCATTTATTCAATACTTTCTTTAGAATCAGCCTATATTTTACATCATCCTTAGGAAGAAATGCGGCATACTTGAGCAATTTCAACCGATAATTTGGCCAATGTATAGTATCGGCAATCTTCTTAGACCAAACAGGTACGAATCCCATTTGATTGTTTAATAGGCAAACAGTTTCTATTGTTACTTCTTTCCTAAGTGCTTTTCTTAGTAGTGTAGGATAGTCATCACCAACACGCAGGATAGAGTTTGGATCGTCAAGGCCATCAAAGAGGTCACGACATTCACTTTCAAAATTGTATGACATTGATTGTATGACCTTCTGGTGCTTGCGATAATTCACTTCAGCATCTTCTAGTAATAATGAACCAACCCAAGCATTTTCATCTTCTACAAAATTAGCAACAATGAAATCAATCATGTCTTCCTTTTGTACAAGACGGCGAGACAACTTATAGAAATGGTATTTGTCTTTACGATTCTCAAATGTGGTTACACTAACATTGGTTTTACCATTGTATTTAAAGAAATCATATGATTCTTGTGTAAAATGTAATTTGAGAGCCTGGTACAAACTGAATGTTTCGTAGCCAGTCATATAGGCAATCTAGAACCTTTTTCTTTCAACATGTTATTGTCCATTGCATTGTTCTCAATCTTAGCTTTAAGGTTTGCATTAATGAGTGTAGCTGCAACCTCAATTTCAAGACCGGTTTCTCTGCAATGTTCCACGATAGCTTCGATATAGTTGTAGTTTGACCTAGCAACCAATGCATCAATAGATTTGGCAAATTTTGCCATTTCATCTCTAGTTGGCATTATTTAATAAGTCCACAGTTAGCGTCAAAACATTGGTTTCTTTGCATGATAGCAGCTGGAAGTCCGCATACAGAACATTTATCACTTAGGTCTAATGATGTAATTGAAATTGTATCATCTTTGTGTGAACTAGCCATTAGATTGGCAGCCATGTGGTCAAATACTTGTTCACCAACATCGTCTTCTTCATACTCATCATCATAATCAGGTTCTGGTTCTTTGTAACTGTAATCAACATCAACAATTTCCAATTCACCATCAAATTCAAATGAACAACCTTTTAAGAATTGCCTGAAATGTTCAAGTACAGTTGGTAAAAAGTCAGCTTCAAATTCTAAAGTATTTTTTGATCCAACTGGACCATCGTGCTCACATGTTAGAGTAAATTTAGGCATTATTTCACCACCGTTTCATATAAAGTTTCAAATTGATCGTGGACTGCCACTTCTTCATCGTAATTTTGTTTCCAGTAAACCTTAACCATTCGTTGAACGATTTTCTTAGGTAACTGTAATTGTTTGCTGATATCAGCGGTTGCTTCTTTGATAAAGTCTTTCTCCGCTGACGCTCGAACCATCGCATCAGAACATTCACGGATAACTTTTAATAGTTTATCTCGGTCGGCTGGGTTTGATAATTGATTAACACTCACTTGCTGAATAGCCATAATATACTCCTAGTTTACTTTTTCATTGCATATGTAATGCAGGTTGGGTTTGTGCTTGTTTCATAAGCACACTTTACAGACAATGGGTCAACACCTTTAACGATTGCTGCTTCGATGTTTTTTGCCATGTTGTTTCTGTCGTTGATATTGAAAATTACTGCACCAATAATTGCGGTGCAAACCACAATACTTACCGATACACATATTGTAATCAAGTCTTTGTTCATATTAGATTCCTTTGTTTCTGTCAATTTTATCACCTTTGCTTTTGTAGAAAATATGCCTGCCAATTTGTTTCTCCTTTTGTAGTTTTGTCCAACCAGGATTTACATAATCAGCATGATAGTAGGTTGCCCCATTTGTTACATCCTTCATTCTATCAAAATTTAAATACATGTCTGTTGACATTAGTAATATCTCATTATACAACGAAGTATGCTTGATTGTCAAGAGCCTGGAGGTAAATGATGGGTCACAATACCAAGAAAATTGGCAGGTCCCATTGAACTTTTGTTTTACCACATCACAAACTGTACTCGCATAGTTTCCAGTCCTTACACGATTAAATGTAACGAAAGCTACCGCCTTTTTACCATCAAGTGGTTCATGGCCTGCCTCAAAGTATATGTTTTCTGCGAGACACGTTACCTGCTTCTTTACATCAGCGGTAAGTGAATTGAAAGATGCCTTAATTGGCATTATTGGATTTTGAATGTTAATGTTCGATACCAATATGATAATCGAAGCAAAGAACAAACTAAAAAGTATTGGTTTACTTTTCATAACTCTCCTTGTGTGTGTTGGATGGGCCGAAGCCCATCCTCCATCAGGAAGACTTCTTAGTAACCTTAGGTGGTTCCGAAGAAACTACATTAGACACAAAACCATTTAAGGCTTGTGCTTTAGCAATTATATCTGTCTCTGATGGGATTGGTGGGAAACCAGGATGCTCAGGCGGTGTTTCGCCTTTGTGTCTGGCTGTTTCGCATTGCATCGACCAGTTGTTCGATATGCGTTCACGTTGTGCATAATATTCTTCATGCAACATGTCTTTGGCCATTTTTAATAGCTCTAGACGAATTTCAAATGGTGTCATATTTGACATAATTTTCTCCTGTGTTTGTGTGTCACCAACTGTTGTTGGTGGCTTATTTAGTCCCAAAGATTTCGATAATACCTGCCAAACAGTTTAAAACCATTTGCAATTCTTTCATGTACAACCTTTAGACCTTCATAATCAGTTTCATGTGTGTGGTCATCATTGTAAACCATTTTGAACATCTTTGGTTTACCATTTTCATCCCACTTACAGGCTTCACTTCTTGTTGACCATTCGCCTTTAGAATATGCTTCTTCCCATTTAGTATCAACG